TTAAAAGAAGAATTGACAACTGTTGCTATCATTGGTATTTTATTAGCAGCTCCTAAATTAGTTGAACTTATGGTTAAAGGATTATCTAAACTAATTAAAGTATTTAAAAAAGTAATGGGTAAAGGAGAAGGTAAAGATGATCCGGAAGGAACAGCTGCTAAAATAATTGAATTTACTCATAAATGGCATAAGTCATATATTAAAGCATTGCGTTGGATTTTAAAAGTAACAGGAGTATTTAAAAAAGCAAAAATTACATCAGATGCAAATCAAATGAAAGCTGCTTCAATGCTTTATTATACAATCATTGCTGGGTTAGCAGTTTATAGCGGTGTAGGTGCAATTAGTGCTTTTAAATCAGGAATGGCATCTGCAGGATCTGGAAGCCGGAATGGCAGCTATTAAAACTGGTGAAGTTGGAACATTTTTAGGTGAATTAGGATTAAGCGGAACGGCAGTATCATAATATGAAAATAGATAAAGTTACATTAATATTAATTGCAATTATAATTCTTATGTCAATAGGATTAACATATATGTTTATGTCAAGTTCAGATCATGAGATTATGATACAGGACAAACAATTGCAACAACGTGTAGATAGTTTAACAACGGAAATAAAAAAGGTTCAAATTGAAAGGCAGTTGTTAGATGATAATATCATATCATTGAATGATTCGTTACATGTGTTACAAGACAATATTTTAGTGAAAGAAGCTAAGATAGAAAAATTAAAAGATGATTATGCTAAAAAAATTGATAATATCAATAATTTTACTAGTAACGACGTTACCAAGTATTTCACAAACCGTTACGAGTGATAGTCTTATATGCTTACCTAAACGATATTTAGTACAAGCAATACAAGATATAGAAGCTGGTGACCTTGCAACCAAGCAATTAATCCTTGAACAGAAAATTCAGAAAACATTACGAGATCAATTATCTTTGAAAGATAGTGTTATAACTACATATCAAGAAAAACAAAACACATTTGAAACAGAAATAGGATTACTTGATCAGACAATTTCCACAAAAGACGAACAAATAGAACTTCAGAAAAAACTTGCCAAAAAATATAAACGGCAACGTAATGGTATATTAGCAGGTGCAGGATCTGCAATTATACTTTTCATAGTTTTAATTTTGAAATAAGAGAAATTTTTTATATATTATAGAATATGCCACAAAAATCGCTAAAAGAAATAATTAAGGAAGAGTACAAAAAATGTGCTGTTGATCCTACACATTTCATGAAAAAGTATTGCATCATACAACATCCTACCAAAGGTAAAATGTTTTTCAATCTTTATCCATTTCAAGAAGACACATTGACTTCAATGAAAGATAATCGATATAATATAATATTGAAATCACGACAGTTAGGAATATCAACTTTATCAGCTGGTTACATTTTATGGAACATGTTATTTAAAGAAGATTTCAATTGTCTAGTAATTGCAACCACTCAAGACGTTGCAAAGAATCTTGTTACCAAAGTACGAGTAATGCATGATAACTTGCCATCCTGGTTAAAAGGAAAGGCATTAGAAGATAACAAATTATCATTGCGTTTTAAAAATGGTTCTCAAGTAAAGGCAGTATCAAGTACAGGTACAGCTGGTCGTTCAGAAGCATTATCACTATTGGTTATGGATGAAGCAGCTTTCATTGATAGAATTGATGAGATATGGACTGCTGCTCAACAAACACTTGCAACTGGTGGAGGTGCTATCATGTTATCAACACCAAATGGTACTGGTAACTTGTTTCATAAGACATGGATGGATGCAGAAGCTGGTGGTAAATTTAATAGTATTAAACTGCATTGGACAGTTCATCCAGAACGAGATGAGACATGGAGAGATGAACAAACTCAGTTATTAGGAGAAAAATCAGCGGCTCAAGAATGTGATTGTGACTTTATTACTTCTGGACATACTATTGTGGATGGTCCTATTATTCAATGGTATGAACAAACATATATTGATGAACCAAAAGAGAAAAGAGGATTTGATGGTAACTATTGGTTATGGGATTATCCAAATTATTCCAAGGCATATGCAGTTGTAGCTGATGTTGCGCGAGGCGATGGTGCTGATTATTCTGCATTTCATGTCATTGAAATTGAATCATTAACACAAGTAGCTGAATATCGTGGTAAAATAGGAACTACAGAATATGGTAACATGTTACATGCAGTTGCCACAGAATGGAATAATGCATTACTAGTAGTTGAAAATGCAAACATTGGCTGGGCTGTTTTACAAGTATTAATTGATAAAGGATATGAGAATTTATATTATTCTTATAAACAAGATGCTTACGTAGATGAAAATGTACATCTGGCTAAAGGTTATGATTTGAAATCTAAATCACAAAAAGTACCAGGCTTTTCAACTACAACAAAGACCCGGCCATTAATCATTTCAAAAATAGAAACATATTTTAGAGAGAAGTCGCCTATTATAAAGTCTAGGCGCTTGGTAGATGAAATGTATGTCTTTATATGGAATGGCCAGCGAGCAGAAGCTCAGCGAGGTTATAATGATGATTTAATTATGGCATTTGGTATTGCGTTATGGGTACGAGATACTGCATTGCGATTACATCAACAAGGAATGGATTTATCTAGAAAAGCATTAGGTCATTTAGGAAAATCCCAAGGAGTATATACAAACAATCCAAATCAAAATGCGTCATGGGATTGGAACACAGGTGCCGGTGACGACGAAGGCCTGAAATGGTTACTATAACATATTTATTAATAAACGGAATATAACATGGCAGATACATCATTACGAGGGAGGTTACGTAGATTATTTTCGACTAACGTGGTGGTTAGACGTATTGCAAAAAATCGATTAAAAGTAGTTGATTCAAATAAAATACAGTCTAGCGGCGCTGTAACCAATACATCATACGTAGATAGATTTGCTGGACTGCATAGAGGCCAAGGTGGTTACGGCGGTTATAATCAGACAATGAATTTTCATCAATCAAAATTAGAATTGTTTACTGATTATGAGGCAATGGACATGGACCCTATATTAGCATCGGCATTAGATATATACGCAGATGAAGCGACAGTTAAAAATACTGAAGGCGATACTTTAACAATTTCATCTCCTAATGTTGAAATACAAAAAATATTAAGAAATTTATTTTATGATGTAATTAACATTGATTATAATTTATGGCCATGGATTCGTAACGCATGTAAATATGGAGATTTCTTTCTGCATTTAGATATAGAAGAACAGATAGGTGTTGTGAATGTGATTCCAATGTCTGCATATGAAATTAGACGAGAAGAAGGATATGATATGGAAAATCCATATGCATATAGATTTGTATTGGAAGGAACAAATATGTCATATGCTTCAGGTCAATTCCAATCACAACAAACATTTGAAAATTATGAAGTAGCTCATTTCCGTTTATTGTCAGATACAAATTTCTTGCCATATGGTAAAGCAATGATAGAACCTGCACGTAAAATATATAAACAACTATCATTAATGGAAGATGCCATGTTGATACAAAGGATTATGCGTGCACCAGAAAGAAGAATATTTAAAATTGATGTAGGTAATATACCACCAGCGGAAGTAGATAATCATATGCAAACGATTATCGGTAAAATGAAAAAGATTCCGTATATGGATGAAAAGACTGGTGAATACAATCTTAAGTTCAATATGGAAAATATGATGGAAGACTATTATCTTCCTGTACGTGGTTCTGAATCCGGAACATCAATTGAATCGTTACCTGGATTGACTAATGATGGTCAAATCGAAGATATAGATTATCTACGTAATAAAATGATGGCGGCTTTAAAAATACCAAAAGCATTTTTAGGATATGATGAAGGCGTTGAAGGTAAAGCAACATTAGCAGCTGAGGATGTGCGATTTGCAAGAACAATAGAAAGAATACAGAAAATATTTGTTTCAGAACTTACAAAGATTGCAATTGTACATTTATATTCACAAGGATTTACAGATGAGGATTTAGTAGACTTCTCATTGGAATTAGAAAATCCAAGTTTAATTTATAAAAAACAAATCAATCAGTCACTGCATAATCGATACACGCTAGTTACTCGCAACCATTATCGTTTTGATATTCACAAACTCGCGAATACCATAACCGCCGTGCTCTCGACCATAACCGCTGTCTTTTACACCACCGAAGGGTAGGTTAGGCTGAGCGAGTGAATAACCGTTGATATTTACCATACCGGTATCAAACTCATTTTTAGCAAGTGCAATGGCGTTATCTGTATCGGTACTAAAAATACCGCCGCCAAGTCCA